GGCAGCGGAACCCGGCGCAGCAGGCCCCAGTGGGTTCCAGCAGGCCCTCCAGACTGGTGCTCAGATCGCTTCAATCGCATCTCTGTTCGCCGGATCTGACCGCCGCATGAAGGAGGGCATTGAGCCAATCGGCAAGACCTTTGACGGCCAGACCATCCACAAATACCGCTACAAGAACGACCCTCGCACGCAGATCGGCTTGATCGCGCAGGAGGTCGAGCGCCACCACCCTGATGCTGTGGGCCTCGCAAGGGGCTACAAGACGGTCAACTATGACACGGCCACGAAGGACGCTGCCAATCGCGGGCACTTCGGGCACGGCGGCATTGCGGGTCGGCACGGGTACGGCACAGACGGCGCTGTACAGCCTTTGCCAGAGTGGGCGCAGGCCGCAGAGCGCATCCGGCGTGGCGAGGGCACGCTCGGCGACAAAGGGTACGACACTCGCTATGGCGGGGAAAAATATGCCCCGCCAGACAAGCCCCTAAGCCAAATGACCCTTGGCGAGCTTTCTGACTACCAGCGCGATAAGCTGATTCCGGCAACCCGAGGCCAGATCCCCGGCGTTCCTAAGACGCAGGGCACGGGCGCGGCTGGCGCTTATCAGATGACCCACGGGTTCATCAACCAATATGCCCCAGAGTTCTTTGGCCCAAATTATCGGGATGAGACGTTTTTCACGCCCGAGAACCAAGACGCCCTCGCCGAGTTTGTCTACAACAAATACAAGAACGACCCCAAGAAACTGGCGGGCACTTGGGCCACCTTCAGCGGGCTTGACCCGCAGGGTTCTGGCCGGGCGCTGGAGATCCAGCAGGGCCGCAACCCCCGCAACACCACCAACCCCGATGGGTCGGTCAATGTGGCGCGTAACACCGTGGGCGCTCCAGCCGCTGGCCTAGATCCCAGAGGACCAGAGGTCATGGGAGAGATGCCTCCGATTATGGCAGAGCGTCCTGCCGCCCTAGCAGCCGCAGCACTTGGGCGGCCCGATGCTGAAGCCCAGAAGGCCGGTCTCGCTGGTCCGCAAGGGGCGCAGGAGAGGCCGTTTGGCTACCCTCTCCGCAAAAAGCCTGATTTCATGCAGCGCAATCAGGATTGGCTCCTGCCTCTGGCAAGCGGCGTCGGCAGCATGTTGGCTTCCAAAAGCCCGTTCCTGCTTAACGCGGTCGGTGAGGGTCTGGTTGGCGCTGCCGAGGGCTATGGCACCGGCCAGAACCGTCTCTCCGAGATGGAGGAGCGTGCGGCCAATACTGAAAACACATTTGCCGACATTGCACGCAACAGCATTGTCCAGATGGGTACGGGCTGGGGCCTGATGGTCTATGACAAGATAACTGGCACTTACAAACCTACCCCGGGCTTCTTAATCCTAAAAAATCCTGAGAACTTCCCAGACGTTGACCCAAGGACGCTCGACAACCTCCGTGAAAAAATGAAACAGAGTGGGCAGCTTGATGTTACTCCATCAGGCGGGGGATCTTCCGCAAGTGCCGCGCCAGCGCCTGCGAGGTCTGCCGAAGATCCAGCACAACCGCCAACGCCTCGACCTGACGCAAATAACCCGTATCCGCTCGTTTCTGGTGATGCATCCGCTCTGATCAAGCGAAACATTGAGACGGCCCAGCGCGCCGCCGCTTCGTCAAGCGTACTGCCCCCTCCAGAAAAAGACATCTTCGCGCCAGTTGAGTCCGAATATGCTGCCGCCCAAGCTCTCAAGGTGCCGCTGAACGAACTGACCGTAACGATTGCCAACGCGCCGGTCGGTGGTCCTCTGACGCCGATGGTTACCATGTTTGAGATGGTGGGCAACCAAATCTCTGAGGGCTTGGGCCTTGGCCCTGCGTTCGATCCAGAGGTGATTGCCAATCAAGAGCTTCTCAAAAAACAAATCACGCGCCTTTCTGCCTTGGCGGCGGAACAAGGAAACCAGACTGCTCAGTCGGCGCTGACCACACTTTCGGCTGGCCTGCCGCAAGAAAAGAACACCGTGCAGGGCCGGGCCGAAATGATGGCAAGCATCTTGAGCGCGAACCAGCTACGCCTTGATAAGGGGCGAGTATTCTCTCAGTACAAGCAGCTTGCTCAGTCAATTCCCGGCGGCGAAGCCTATTCGCCCTACGCCGGGACCGGGCTGCAACAGCTTTATGACGCCGAAAACAGCCCCGCAACCTATGCCAAAGAGAAAGAAGTTCTGGCGCGTATGTTTATGGAACATCCGCCCGGCCATGATGGAACTTGGGCTGAGTTCCTTGCCAAACACTCAAACGACCTGACGCCCGAACAAAGGGCTACCGTTGACAAGACGTTTGGCACGAAAGACATCGTCCGATACTTCTCGCAGGAGGCTCAGTAATGGCCGAGTACGACGTAGACAAGATCTTCGGCCAACTGAACCAGCCGCCTGCCGAACCAGAGCAGCCCGCGATTGCCCGGCCGGGTCAGCCCGCGCCTCGCCCAGCGGCTGTACCGGGGGGGATGCCAGATCTCACGCGGTCGGTATCCTCCGTGCCCAAAACGCCCACTCCTGCCGCGACTGACTCAATGAACGCCTTGCTCCGCACGCCTCCGCGCGTTGCATATGCGTTGCCGGGCATTTTCGGCTCTGCCGAGCAGACTGCCATTGATGCGTATTCTGGCCTTATCAGAAACCCATATTATTGGGCCAAGGAGAAACTTGACCTCATCTCCCCAAACGAACGCAAGCGTCTGTCTGCGGAGCCGGTATTTTCAAAAAATCTTCCAACGCAAGGCCGCGATATGTACCTCGCTGCGATGGAAAAACTTGGCCGCATCACTCCGCAGCAACGGGCGGAACGAGAAGCTGTTCCTATATGGGAGAACCCGTCTAAACGTTCAGAGTTTTTCGGCTCGCCGACGATGGCAGGTCGATCTGAAGAGTTCCGTGAGAATTTTGACGCATCTGGCGTTGGCGGGATCAACTGGGGTAAGCGCCCTGAAACGCCTGAAGGCCGCATCTCGGAAATGGCTTTAGAGGGGGCGATGCAAGGCATTCCCGGCAGCAAGGGGGTGATTGGGCGCATGGTGACTGGCGGGCTGGGCGCTGGCGCGGGCAAATGGGCCGAGGAGAAATTTCCAGACAGCGCAGTCGCCCCAATCGTCATGAACCTACTGGGCAATGCCGCTGGCGGCCTTGGTTCAGCAGTCGCAGGCAAAGTGGTGGGCGATACCGTTGGGGGTCTGGTTCTGCCGTCTTACGGTCTTAAACGCGATCTGCAAGACGCCATTCGGCAGGATCTTGTTGCTGATCCGCAAACTGCAGAGGCCCTGCGGAAAGCAGTTGCGGCAGGCTTGCCCGTCACGATGGCTGATTTGGTCACCGGCCCGAACGCCGCAAAACTTATTGAGAGGGGTGCGTACGGCACGCCCGCCAACATTGCCAAGCAGAAGTCATTGACCGATTTCCTTATTGCTCGGCAAGCCGAAGGCGCTGCTCGTACAAGTGATTTTTTGAAAAGTGAGTTTGGCACACATGGCGAGTACATGGGTTTGCCCAAAGATGCGACTGGGCAGCTTAATCCTGACCTCAATGTTGCTATTGAGAAGCGGCTTGTTGAGGCGGCCAATAAAGTTGAGACCACAAGACTTTACGACGCCATGCGGAGCAATCCGGCAGCAGGCTCGATATCTACCTCAGTGTTTGACACGGTCAGGCCCGACTTCCTTGAGAACCCGCTTTTGAAAGATGCGATGGCAAAAGCCAGCGTGTCAGGGCAGTCTGATCCTTCCCGAGGAATTATTGCCCCGAGGTTTATTCGTGGCCCATATGGCACTCAAGAGGTGCCCGGCAATCTTGCGTTTTGGGATCAGGTCAAGCGCGAGCTAGACCGTACGGCAAAACTTGGTGAAGCGGTGCCTGATGCAAAGGCTGCGGAGGCAACAATCACCGGAGCAAAGAATGCAAAGGCAGAGCTTGTCGGCGTTCTGGACAAAGTTGTCCCTGAATATGAAATTGCCCGCGATAGGGCAAGTGAAGTATTTGGGGCCGCAAGCGCCCCAGAGGCTGGCGAACTTTTCTTGAAGACAACGAATGATTTCAAGGTAGAGCAGATTGCCAACGCAATGAAGAACTATTCACCTGAGCAGAGGGAGCTATTTGCTGTCGGGTACGCCAGAGGTCTTTTGAAACGAGTTAACTCTGGCGATGTGAAGGGCCTTTACACGACACTAACCAAGCCGGAAACGCGGGATCGTACAATCGCAGCCATAGGGGAAGACCGTTACAATTCTATTCTCGGCAGGGTCGCTCAGGAGCGCCTTCTCGCTGAAACTCCGACCGTTGGCTTGCCAAAAACCGCCCGTGCAGATGCGCGTGCCGCCGGTATCACCGCTTCACTTACTGGTGGCGCAACATATGGGCTTACGACATTGGCAGGGGGCGTGCCGTTCACAACTGACATTGGCCCTCTTGCCGTTACCGCCGCATTTGCTGGTGCTGGGGCGGCTCTTTCCGGCCTAAAAAGTGTTGCCGAGCATCGTATTGGCGAACGGCTCATCAGGTTGGTTACCGATACGAAAAACCCAAAGGCAGCTAAGGAACTTGGCAACCTTCTTAACAGCCAGCCCTCTGTTATGCGTATTTTCAACAAAATGACGCTGTCGGCCAATCAGGCCGCCCAGCAGGCGCGGAGGCAGTTTGTAACGAGGCCTGCCGAAGAAGACGACCGCCAACCTCGGGAACCTGCAAAGCCTCAAACACCTGCCGACAAAATGAGCGAGGCGACCAGAAGGCTGATGCAGGATGTCGGCATGGGCGGACCGCAGGCCCAAGCCTCTGGCGGCCGCGTAGGCTACCGCTCAGGCGGCCGCATCCTCGACCACGGCAGCAAGGCTGACGCACTGGTCCGCGCTGCCGAGGCCGCCCGTAAGACCATCAGCGGCACCACAGAGCCTCTGCTGGATCTCCCCGACGAGCATGTGGTGAAGGCTCTAGCTGTCGCGGGGGAAGCCATTTAAGCAGAACCACCGGCCAAGAAGGGCGGCGTCCGCGCGGCCGTCGTCCTTCACCCGCCGGAACTTGTCGGCGGCCCCCGGCCAGAGCTTCTGGCAGAGCGCCCGGCACGCGCCCTTGTCTGCCCCTACCCCCATCTGACGCTTCCATGTTTGAGGCAGGACATGGTCGTAGGGGATGGACAGCGCAGCGCAGATCCCCTCGATCACACCAGCCCCATACCCGAAGTTAAACATACTGGTCACGCCCTGACCCGGCCGGGCACCCACTCGCTCAATGACCAGATAAGCAATGTCCGCCGACCGGCTGTCGAGGATCACGGCCAGTTGATTTGCCGCAACCCTCGTCTTCCCGTCGTGCTTGATGGTCGGCATGTCCACGACCTCGATAAGGACGCCGTTGTCACTCAAGAAGGCGATGGCTCCCGTGTACCCGGGGTCGATGGCGCAGATCATCGCAGGGGCTTCAGCTTGCAGAGCAGCACGATCCGGTCCCGATCATACCGATGCACCATGGCGACGGTGCCCCGGTCCCGGCTCTCCAGCACCAGCGGCACATCGCGCGGGTCGAGATGCCAGCGCCAGATGTAGGTCGGCTCGCATTTCTCAGCCACGATCCGCCATTGGCTGACCGACAGTTCTTTCCGGTGTTTCGCTACCTGTTGTGTCGATATCCGCATCGGCCACCTCCTGTAGGGATTGTAGCCATGCCGCAAAAATAAATCACGAAAAATGAAAATAGGCGGTTGACCTCCCAGATTGCGAGGCGTATATCTCCTTTCACACAAGGCCGATGGCCGCAGGAGATACGAAATGACCAACGCAAACCTCGCCGACCGCTACGCCGCCCTCAAGGGCCAGATCGACGCTCTCACCGCCGAACTCGACGCGGTCAAGGCTTCCATCAAGACCCTCGGCGTCCCCACCCTCGAAGGTGACCACTGCACCGTCACCCTCTCACTCTCCGAGCGGTCCTCGCTCGACACCGCCGCCGTCAAGAAGCTCCTGACCGCCGAGCAGATCGCGGCCAACACCAAGGTCTCGCTGGTCGAGACGATCCGCATCAAGGCCAAGGTGGCCGCCTAATCACCCCGGGGGACTTCGGTCCCCCAACACTCTCTAGGAGACCAGATATGACCCAGACCATCCGCCTAACTGAGAAAGAAGCCGAAGTCATTCGCCACCGCGCCACCCAGCCCGACTGCATTGCCGAGGTCTTCTCGGAAACGCTGGACGGCTGGACCACCGAGCGGGTCGAGACGCTGCTCGCCCAGATCATTGCCGACACCCCGGGCAAGGGCCTGCGGATCACTTTCAACCCGGGCACCGTTGATCATGTTCTGCTGCTGACCGAACTGCTGGAAGGCAACACGACGGGCGATGCCGCCGACGATTATCTGGCTTACTACGACATTGATGAGCCTGAGTACCGGATTGGCGTTGCTTTGCGTCGGGCCTGCGACAGCGTTGTACGCAAGTTTCATGCGGCGGGTATCGTCGCCAGCATTCGATAAGGAGACTTACCATGACCGACTATATCCTGTTCCCCCGCGCCATCGACCTCGTCTACTACATCGCGGACCGGATCGGCTCCGACTACGAACTGGCCGACGCCGTGTACGAGGATCTGTCCGCCGAGGACATCATCGACTTCGTCGCTGTTGGCTCACAGACGGGCTTCCGCCTGCCTGCCGACCTCGACCTGCTCGCCGCCGTTGAGCGCACGTTGCAGCGCCAGCAGGACATCGCGGAAGCCCAGATTGCATGGAGCCTCGAAAATGATCCGCTTAACGGCTGAAGCCAACAATCCCGCCCTTCGGGGCCACCGGGCCAGCCGCATTCTGCGGTTCGGCCCGGGCGGCCGCTTTCAGGTCTATGCCATCCATACCCGGTTCGCCGATGTCGAGTGGTGGGTGGCTGATACCAACATCACCTACGGGGATGGGCGGCCGTGGATCATCCGCCAAGAACCCAGCTTCGACGAGGCCATTTCGACCGTTCTGGCCGGTGTCGAAAAATAATCAAGTTAGGCTGATTTATTTTCTTGACCTCCCAGATTGGGTGGCTTAGAACTCATCTCACGGCCGATGGCCGCAGGAGACACGCCATGAACCAGTTCACTTTCGCCACCGACGCCGACACCATCGGCGATGTCATCGTCACCGCCGCCATCAACGGCCTCGACTGCATCATCGTCTCGGTCCTGTTCGGCGATGTCACCATCGACCCTGCCACGGTCGATCTTGATGGCTGCACCCTTGAGGCAGTGCTGGTTGAGCGCGCCGAGGATCTCGCCGCCGACAAGGGCCTCTTCGACGAAGACGCCTACGTCCCCGAGCGCAAGCACTGGGAGGTCCGCGAGGACCGCTTCGGCTACTGATCAACCCCGGGGGCTGCGGCCCCCACCCCCCCCTAGGAGACCTGACATGACCACTTTTGCAGAACGCACCATTCGCGCCCGCGCCTTCACCGCCCTCGTTGATGCTTCCATTCGCAGCATCGAGACCGAGGATCGCTACATCGCTGCACGCAAGGCTGCCGCTTTTGAGCACATCGTCGAGGAGCTTGCCCGCCTCAACCCCGAGGCTCTTGCCCTCATCGAAGACATTTTCGTTCCGTTCTATCAGGACCGCCTTGACGCGCAGAAGGAGACTGAAAATGGCTGAATGCACCGACATTGAACGCGCCCTGCTGGACGCCCTCCGCGAGGATCTTTTTGCCACCTCGTTCTATGATCGGGCGGTGGAGGCTGGAGCGCCCGCCGATCTGGCGGCCAAGCTGCACACCTACGCCATGGAGGCCGAGGCTATCCTTGATGCCGCCATGGGCCGCTACGCTGATGAGATCCTTGACGGGGATAGGGACGCACAATGAAAAAAGAACCAGTCAAAAAGCCCCACCAGCAGTTTGCCGTGCGCGCTGGCAGCCTCCGCAAGATCATGTCGGGCCAAGAATTCGCTGCAGGCGTGGCCGATGGGCGTATCGGCGTGCCGTGGCCCAAAAGCATCGACATCACATGGGACTATGAGCGGGGCCGGATGTTCGGCGCCCTCTACCCAAATGTCCCCGTGAAGAATGGGCGGGCTGTCAGCGAAAGGGCGTACCGTCTGTGCGCCTTGGCCGTCATTGAGAAGGCCATCATATGACCAGAGAGGCTGACCATGCCACGCTGGTGCGGGCCTTGGCGGCGCCACGGGTGACCGTCGCCGCCATTGCCGACCAGTTCGGCGTCACTGAGCGCACGGTGTACCGCTGGCTGGCCGGTAGGCACCGGATACCCAAGGCCGTCATCACCATCCTCAACATGGAGCAGACAGATGCTTAACGAGAACAATGAGGTTGACCAGCTTGAACTGTTGGAGAACGTCCGCACCCTGCTGGGCGTCATGGCCCTGGCCCATGCCAACTTCGGCGAATTCATGGACTGGCTGTCAGAATATCTGACGTGCGCTTTGCTTGACCCGGTCGTGACCATTGAGACCATGAGCGCGGACATCGCGTCGGCGCAGCAGGAGATCCACGACCGGAGCGCCAGCATCTTGGCCCAAATGCCGACCGCGGGAGGCGTCCATTGACCAAGACCATCGGCGTGGGGTTCGTCAACGACAAGGTGATACTAGTGGTCGAGGGCATTACCCTGGCCATGACCCCAAAGACGGCCCGGATCTACGCTGATCTGATGGTCCATGCGGCAGACTGGATTGATCCGGTCGTGGTCGAGCCGCCTGACGAGCCTGAGTAGGCCAGTGGAGGCTTCAGAGGGGCGGCCGAGGACTTTCCCGCGCCGCCCCTCTCTTTGCCCTCCAGGGTCATCCTAGACCATGCTCTTGGCACGGGCGGCCAGCGCATCGAACTGGCTGCCCTCCTGCTTGACCAAGGGCGGGCGCATCTTGCGGTATCGCTCAATCACTTCGGTCGGCACGCTGGTCGGCATCCGGGCCTCTCCACCCTCCAGGTGGGCCTTGGAGAGCGCCCGATAGGCAAGCTGGCAGATCCACCCGGAGAGCAGATCGCCCCAGCCCTCGGCCCGAGCCTGACGGCCCAGATCGCCCTGCATGAAGCTCTTCGCCCAGGTCTTGCTCTCCTTGTCCAGCCTGACGTGGAGCGGCTCGACGCCCTCCTGCGTCTGGACGTGCTGCGCCTTGGCGAGGCGCTCGGCCTCCTCCCTGATTTCAGCCACCTTGGGATACCAAGTTTTGGTGCGCCAGAGATTAAGGCAAGCCTTCTCAACCAATTCGTATGGAACATCTGCCAGCAGCCTGACGTAATCCTTGAACAGTGCGGCCCACTCGTCCTCCGACCGTTCAGAACGGAAGTGATTTGAATATCTCGCCAGCAACATCGTCAGCTTCTTCGACGAGTATTCGTTTGGCGGCGCGTTGCGCGGCACTAAGCTGTTCTTTCCGGTCATAGCGTCCCTCCAAGATTTTCGTAAAGTTTGCTTCTTTGCAGACGAAGTCAAAGTCGGCTCGCCACCCGCGGTCGTTTGAGCCGGTCAGGAACGGGCTCTCCCGGACCCTGTCAATCAGATGCGCCCAACCCTCCAAGCCCCCGACATCAGCAAGCCTGGCGCGCAGGGTCCGCCTCCTAGGCTCCGTCATGCGCTGGACCACTGACAACCCAGTGTCCAGAGCCATGCCGTTCCAAGCGCCGATGGCAGCGTCCAGGCTGTCCTTATTCGGGGTTACCCCTTTAGGGGTAATAGCTATACTTGTATCTGTATCTGTATCTGTATCTGTATAGCTGGGCGTACGCTCTGCGTCCGCTGGGCATTCGCTTGGCGTTCGTTGAGCGTTCGTTGAGCGTTCGCTGGGCGTCCGCCTAGCGTTCGCTAGGGCTGACTCCTTTGCTTTCAATGACTTATCACGCACGCGCTGCAATTCATGCTCGACGCGACCGTGGACAAGGTCCGCACCGGCTATAACGAAGAAGCCTTGCAGACTTTGCCATACCACATCGAACTCACGCTTGTTGAGGCGCGTTATTCGGGCCAACTTGACGGTGTCTGCCGGCAGGGCTTTTCCGCGCTGCCAGTAGGTCATGATCAGCAAAAGGTACGCCCCGTGCTCCCTGGTGGTCAGGTGCGCGGTGTCGGCCATGTAGTCAGCCACAAAGAGCGGCATGTATGGTAGCGCGGCCATTCGGATCTCCATCACAATAATTCCATGCCGCAGAGGGGCCGGGGCCGAAGCCCCGACCGTTCGCCCATCACTGCGCCAGCGGGAACGGCTGACCCTGCGACCACTTGGCCCGCCGCTTCTGGCCCTTGCGCCACGCGAGGAAGGTATTGACCACGTCGGCGCTCAGTCCGAACTGCCCCTCTTCGCTGTTGGCATACTTGCGCCCGATCAGCGCCTCGCGCATCACCCGGATGGGGCTGTCCCATCCTAGACCGATACCGTCCACCAGTCGGTCCACCATCTCAATGGTCGCAGTTTCGTTTTGCAGCAAACAGAAATACAGCCCGCACGCGATTGCCGAGGGGCTGCCGCCCAGCTTCTTGATCCTGCTGACCTGACGGCAAGCCTCCACAAGCATCGGGCGGCGCTCGACCATCTCCAGGATCTCCTGATGGGAGAAGCGCCTGGCGCGCTTGACGGTTGAGCCGACAATCACGGTCTCCACGCGACCCGCAGTGGCGGCCAGCAGGGTCGCCATGGGCAGGCCATGATACCGAAGCACGTCGCCCGCGGTCCTTGCGCTGCCGCTGTCCAGTGTCGGGTAGGCATCAGCCGTCTGCCCGAAAGAGACGCTCATGGGCACCTCGCAGCCGCTGGCGATCACAGCCGTCAACCTGTGCTGGCCGTTGTCCAGATACCCTTCACAAGTAAACGAGATGCCCTGGGCGGTGACGCGCCACTCGCCGTTCTGCATGGCCTGGACATAGGCGTCGATCTTCGCCGTGCGAATAGTGCGATTGCCCGGCAAGTTGCACTCAAGCATTGCCTCGGCAATTTCCGGCGTAATCATGATCGGGCTAGGAAGATTGAAGAATTCTCTCTTCCCACGGGAAATCATGTTGTTCAGCCACACTTTTGGCTCCTGATTAACGCGAACAATCATCTCAATTCTCCTCATGTCTGAGCTTTGCCAATGCCGGGGATCGGCTGGCAAGTTCATTGGCGATCTTCAAAGGGTCAATGAATTGCAGCATGGCGAACGACTTCTCGCCGAGCCGGTGCTGCTGGTCGTGGTGGTAGTGGCACAGGGGGATGACGTAGTGGTCTGATGGCTTCACCGCCATCCCGCCGTCCGTGCCAAGCCTGACGTGGGCAGCTTCAATGCCACCCTGGCACTGGTCGCTATCCACAGCACAGATGTGGCCCCTGACCCATTGGAGGTGGGCTGGAGACCTAAGCTGGGCTGGCTTCCTGATGCCAGCCTTGGGCGCCTTGCGACGGGAAATCATGCTGCAATCCTCCGCTCGGCTCGAGCTTTCAAGTCCTCCAGGGTGATGACTTCCTTGCCCACGACATAATCGCCCGTGAGATCAGTCTTGGCCTCGCTAATGCGTTCTGCGTAGCAGACAATCCCCCGAGCCCGCAGCGCCATCATGGCGCGGTTGGCAACCTCTGGCACAAGCTTGGATGCCGGGGGGCGAGGAGCTTTCTGCTCCCGCTTGGGGGCATTCTCTTTGCAGTGCGCGGCGGTCTTCTGGCCCGTCGCCATGATCGTGATCACCCGGCACGGCCCGACTTTCTCAGACGAGATCTTGCCGTCGCGCGATAATGCCAAGATGCATCTGGCAAACGAACTTTTGGACAGCCCAATACGCGCGGCCAGCGTCCTGTCTGTCGGGCAGCGTTCGTGCGCTGCGGCAATCTCAGACACCAAGGCAAAGACCTTCCTTCGGTTATCTGCAAGCTGCTTGATCTGGGCAGCAGATCGTTTTTGCATCAGTCACCTCCTTGCTGATGACCCACCCTGCCATCACTGCCGGGAGAGGTGCAAGATTTTTTTTAAGAAAAATGATTTTTGTCGTTGACCGTCCGTGATTGTCTGCGGTAATCTTTTTTCAGTTGGACGGGAGATATGAAAATGGCACGCGAGACAACAGATACCCAGCTTGGAAGCTTCTTCGACACAGCCGAGGTCATGCTCGACCTGGAGTTCATGAAGTTTCGCGTGACATACCGCGAGCGGCCAGAGCGCGATTACGACGGCAGCCGGTACACCTACGTTGAGGTGAGCCAGGTCTATGTAGGTACGACCAATGTGCCGCTCGCGGAAACCTTCGTGATCAACGACGAAGAATATGAGCCCCACAACTACCAGAGCATCTGGGAAGCGGCGCAGTGCGCTGCGGAGTGCCACGCGGGGCGTTGAGCCCCGCACAGGGAGGCCACAATGGAAGATCAGAGGAGTTATGACGTGACACAGGGCATTGCTGCAGAGCAGCTTCAGGGCATCATCTTCCGCATTGAGAACTTTGAGGAGCGGAAGGCTGAAATTGCCGGGTACATCCGCGACGTTTACGCCGAAGCTAAGGGCGATGGCTTTGACGCCAAGATCCTGCGCCAGATCATCCGCCTGCGGAAGCTCGACAAGGCCGAGCGTCAGGAGCAGGAGGCCCTGCTGGATCTGTACACACACGCCCTCGGAATGCGGGAGGAATAATCATGTCTTACGTTAACATTTCGGTGATTAACGACGATGCGGTGACGGTTCAAAAGCACCCGTCCGACAATAGCGTTGTGATCCGGTTCGGTTGGCCGACCTATGTGTCGCTGACCCGCGATGAAGCCCTCAAGCTGGCTGCGGACCTGACCGCGCTGTGCGCCCCGGTCGAAGCCGTTGCTGAAGAGGCAGCAGAGTGACCCCCATGGAACTGGAGCGCCGGCGCAGTAGCGTCGGTGCTTCAGACGCCACGATAATCATGACCGGCACGCCTGAAGAGGTTTTCACTCTCTGGGGGGTCAAAACCGGACGGAAGCCGTATAGCGATCTGTCCGACGTGTTGCCGGTGCAAATAGGGATCGCCACCGAGAGCCTCAATTTGGATTTTGCACAGCGCAAACTGGGGATGACTATCACTCGCAGCGTGGGCGTTCAGACGCATCCTGATACTCCGTGGCTGACGGCCACGCCTGATGGCTGGCTGATGGACGAGCGGTGCCCGGTGGAAGCCAAGCACGTCAACCAATTTAGCAAAATTGACGATGTCGTGGCGAAATACGCGGCGCAGATCCACGTCCAGATGATGGTGACAGACGCCCATCAAGCCTACCTGTCGGTGATCATTGGGACCATGACCCATGAGATCAGGCGGGTCCATTTTGACTGGGCGTACGCTGCCGAAGTCCGCGACCGCTGCGAGACGTTCTGGCGGTACGTCCAGACAGACACCCCACCTCTAGGCTGGGCACCGGCTGGCCCGCCGGTTGAGTACACAACCATGCGGACAGTTTCCATGCAGGGACACAATGAGTGGGCCGTTGCAGCCGACGATTGGCTGGGCACCCGGCTTTCAGTGGCTTTGCATGATGCGGCCAAGGCCACGATAAAGGGGCTGGTCGAGGCTGATGTCCGCAAAGCCGAGGGCCACGGTATTACGGTAACCCGCGCTAAGAACGGCGCGATCACGATCAAGGAGGCATGACATGAGAACATCTGAGAGCATCTCCGCTCTGGCCGCTGCCCTTGCCAAGGCCCAGGCGGTTATTGAGGGGGCCGTCAAAGACAGAGCCAATCCGGCATTTCGCTCAAAGTATGCCGATTTGTCCGCCGTCTGGGATGCCATCCGCGGGCCGCTGACCTCGAATGGCCTGAGCCTCGTCCAGATGCCCGATATAGACGATGGGGAGCCGGTGCTGGTCACCCGCCTGCTGCATGAGAGCGGTGAGTGGCTGGAAGGGACGTATCTCCTGCGCCCGATCAAGGAAGACCCCCAGGGCTACGGGTCTGCAATCACCTACGCCCGGCGCTATGCCGCCATGGCGGTGTGCGGCGTGGCTCCAGAGGACGATGACGGCAACGCAGCGTCTGGTCGAACGGCGGTGGCTGCGATCAAGGATGACGTTAAGCCGAAGCCCCCGGCAATCCCGGCGGAACTGAAGGCCGAGGCCGACAACCTTCGGGCGATCATTGATGACAGCACCGGGGAGATTGCCCTCAAGTTGATCATGAAGAACAGCGCGGGCCTGCTGGAGCGCCTGGGGAAATACTCTCCATCAGCGGTCAAATGGCTTGAAAATCACGCAGAGAAGCACCTCGCTATGCTGCTGGAGAAGGAGTGAAGTCATGAGCAGGATGGACGTAATTGTGTTCAGACAGGGCAAGGACAAAAAGTTTGCCCACAAGATTGGCTCTGCCATGCGTAAAGATGACGGGTCGATCAGTGTCTGGCTGGACAGCCTCCCGCTGCCTGACGAGCGTGGCACGGTCAACATGGTCATCCAGGTGCCGCGGGAGCGTGACAGCGCACCGTCGCGCGGGGACGGCTACGCAGATCGTGGGCGGGCCAGCCAGCGCCCGCTGGACGATGATGTGCCGTTCTGAGGTGAGCCATGGAGCGGTCGATAGACGAATTTCTGACTGAATGTCAGATGGTCCTCGAGGAGGCCGCCGTGGCTGAAGGGGAAGCGATGCGCTGCGAGAAGCTTGAAAAGAGCATCTTCAGCGCCATCGTGACCTCAATGGACGGCGCTCTTGGCCGGGCTGAACATGCAGCCAGGTGCCATGAGAAATACATCAGCGCCAGCGAAGAGGCCACGACGGCCAGGATCGCCGCTGGTCTTGCAAAGGCCAAGGCCGACCTCGCCAAGATGCGGTGGGAAACCTGGCGGTCGCGTCAGGCCAACCGGCGCGCAGAAATGAACCTGAAATAAGGAGGCAGATATGTACAAGATTGAGAAAGGCGTCCCCATTCCTAACGGCGGCAAATACCCATTAACCGACATGGGCGTGGGGGACAGCATCCTGGTGTCTAAGGAAGATCTGATGGGCCTGCGGGCGGCCATCCAAAAGGCGCAGCGGACCGTCAAAATGCGCTGGATGACCAGGGCTGAAGGCGAAAATTGCGTCCGCGTATGGCGCACTGTCTAAGGCTGCTGATCCTGCTGGTGATCAGCCTATGCGGCTGGGTGCTTTGGTCCGATGAGGTCGGCCCAGAGGCCCAGCCCACCTTGGAACAAGCTGCGCTATGGCGCATGATGGTGCGAGAAAGGTTAACACAATGATGCTCATCGCGCAGATCACGATTGGCGTGTTTCTCGCCCACGTCCTGCTCAACATCATGGACATATTGATGGGCGGCCATGACGCCCAGTGATTATGCCGTTGAGGTTGCCCTGGAGCATGTGATGTGGCTGCGGGAGGCCGGTTGGACCCCCGCCCACATTGCCAGCCTTGTGGGGGTCAAATACGCACCAAGGACGGCAGACAATTTCCTGGGCTATGATGATGCTGTCTATGCTCTGGCCCGGGCTTGGAACGGGCTTGTAGGCGTGCGGGGAGATGTCCATGGCATCCGAGAAATCGACGGGCTGTAGCCTCCAGGGAGGCGATGAGTACGATATGTTGACCAAGGCACGGCAGTTCCATAAGCGCCGCCCGGGCGATGCAAAGAAGGCAAAGGCGACATTCAACCGGCGCGTCAGGCGCGGAGGCAAGCGTGACACCAGAACAGCAGATCTTGTGGATGGCCCGAATACTCTCGACCCCCTGGGTTGAGATGTACCGCCGTTCATCGGGGTGGGATGAGACAGACGGCGCCTTGTTCCAGCCTATGCCCGATTGGGCCATGGACAAGGCGGCACGTTTGTTTGCATCAGGGTGTCGTATCGTGCATTCTGCGCCGGGGACAGAATGATGATCTGAGGCATGATATGGAGATACCCTGTGCGCTTCCTTGTGACCATGAACATGGCGTCAAAGTCCAATAACCTGGTGCATCAGGTCATATGCGATTACCCTGTAGAAAGCATTGAAGAATTCCTCGAAGAATTAACCAACGAAGACTTCATTCTTTGCGAGCATTACTACAGGGAAAGCCCGAACAAAGTCACGCTCTGGACGCTTAAAGGCAAGATGATCCTCAATACATCCCTTATTGGCAAGGTGATGGAGTTTGTGGACTAGATATTCTCATTTGCCACGCTCAAAGCCTTAACCACGGCCTCATCCGGCATCTCCAGAAGCGGTTCGGTCGTTTGGCTGATCCGCTTCTTTGCCGTCTCGGCTGCCCGCACCAAGGCGCCAGCCTGGCTTGCGTGATCAAGGATGCGGCCGCCAGCGCGATAGCCTACACGACCGCCGTCAGCGCGGCCCCCGGCTTGTTGTTGTGCCTGGCGGGCCTCGCGCACTTCTCTGTCTGGGTTCTCAGCCATCAAGGACGCTGTCGGGTTCACCATGAGCCGGCGGAATGTATCCGCATCGCCCCGGCTGTTTGTCACTGCGTCCTGATATGCGCGGGACCATCTACTGATCTGACGGGCACTGACCGGATTTGACAGATATTCAGACAGCCCTCTTGTCCCTACAAGGCCTACAAGCGTTTCCGCCATGTTTGTGTAGAGGCCCACGCCGCCACCCGCCATAACAATATTCTGGGCGGTGCCTGAAGGATTGGTAAAGCCCTCAAGCTTCTGGCCCAATTTGGCAACATTTGTAATGTCTTCAATTGCGTCTCTGGTTGGGCTTCCCGTTGGACCAAACATAATGTCCCGGCTTGCGGGGGGCATTTTGTTGAGAGATGTCGCAAAAGAACCTGGGCTAAATTCATTTTTAGCCGTGCGGCCCATTTGAGAGATTGTCCCAGACAAAAATTCGTTCCATTGATCAGGCGGCACAATGCTCTTCGCCGTCCGCAGCAAGCGCAAATCAGCGCCTCTTGTAGATGAAGCCGCGGTCAGCAAGCGCCCAAACACGGCTTCCGCCGGAACTTGGTCAGGATCTACATTTGGGCCGCCCATAAGCTTGGCAAGGCGCGCATTTGTGGCTTTGATTTGCCTTGTAAAAGAATTTGCCTCAGTCCAGGCTTGTTTGGCGGCAGGACCGCCAGCATTCTCTGCTGCTTGCCCAAGATCATCAGTCAAAGCGGCATAAATGCGTTTCAATTCGCCATTTGAAATGCCTTGGCTGGTCATGGCTTGAGGGTTTTTTAAAAGCTCGCCAACCCTGCTTCTTAGCCCCTTAACACCCTCATATGTTAGAGGAGTAGAAAGCGCAGACTCAATAAACTTGACCGCAGGAATTGGAGAATTGTAAAGGCCCTGCGCGTCATATTCTTGCTGCAACGTTTGAGCTATTCGATTTGCATTAAGCAATGGTGTTGTGGCGTTGGGGTTAGTGATGGCGTTATCAACAGCATCATATTTTGCCGCAATCGCATTACTTGTCTTTGGCCCCATCCAGTCAACCAAGGCCGTCTTTGCCGCCTGTCCACCTTGTTCTGCGGTTCCGCCGCCCAAGCGAGAAACTAGCCCCGCTGCAGACGCCTGCAGTTCACCCAATGACCTTGCGGACGCTTGCGACAAGGGTTCACCGCCCCAAGGAATGATCTTGAGCGTTTGGCCCGCACGCTGAACAAGCTGGGACGGGTTCACGGCGGCGTTGGGCAAAGAAACGCCCAGACGGTTCGCAGAAGCCGCAACGGAACTGGGGTCATATGAAAACCGCGAACCCAAAAGGTCGGTGCCAACATTGGCACTTAAGCCGCCAACCAGATTTCCTAGTACGTTTGCGGCGGGCTTCAGAGGATCTGGGGCAAAAGTCTCTGCAGTGGTGCCAAGCGCACTTCCGGCAAACTCCCCGGTTGCTTGGCTGGCTGTCTGACCGACCGTCGTGGGTGAGCCCTTGCCAATAGTCTGGATGACGCCGGCAGTGGTGGGAGCCATCCTTGAAATTGCGCTTGGAAGCTGGGCTGCAACGCCCCTTGCTGCAAGTGGGATTGAGAGAGCCAATGGGACAGCCGCCCCAGACGATTGAAGCACGTTCTCAATATTGCTTCTGGGCTGAAATCTTGGCTGGTCAACTTGCATGAGGCTCTTGAGCCAGTCGCTGCCCATGACAGTGTCAGCAGATGACTTCGGGGCATATCCCTCTGGCAGGGTTTTCCTCATAGCGTAGCTGACGGCGTCAGGGAGGGCGCCCACCACGTTTGCCAAGCCTCGATTGAAACCTACGAGAGGCGATATCGCAGTGGACTCAGTCGTAGGCCGCATGGCGGCCGCAGCGGGAACGTCTGGGGTGACCGTCCCGCTGTCTATGGCAGCTTGATTAACGTCCAGCGTGGGCTTGGGCGTGGGCTGCGCGGCAGGCGAGGGCTTGGCGGAATACTTTGCCCAGGGGCTGTTTGGATCGACTTCGGTTGCCATTTTCAGTCCTCACTGCCGTGTCTCAGGAACCTGTATTCCATGGGTCTTGCGGTAGTCTGCAGGGGAAAGCTCTTTCTGTGTCAAAGGTCTGTCGAGCTTCTCAGGCTGGTATTGTGGGCCAAGGTAAACAAACGTGTCGCCAGGGTTTATGCCCACGGCGGCGTATGCTTCAGCCGCCTGGGGGTCCATACGATCTGGCAAGACGTATGTTGCGCCAACGGTCATCTTGTCAGGCGGGGGAACGTCCATACCCCTGAAGGTGCCGATCTGCGAGGCCGCCGTCTTGATGAAATCATCCATCGGGTTGGCTTCGGTCCAGGCGTTCTGGAAGGCCGACAAACTGGTCCAGCCCTGCGTCTGAGCCACGCGCCAATCTCGCTGGAACTGGTCCGCCGCCATGAGCGTGCCAAGCTGCTCGCTGACAAGTTTGTGCGCGGCAACAGGGTCAAGATTTAGTGTTGCTGACCCAGACTCACTCATTTCGGCAAATTCAGATTGCGTGAACTGTGGGTTGAGGGCCTTCAAGTTCTCCATAGTGGCGTTGACTTTGTTCTTCTGGAACCAGTTTGCTGCCGCCACCGCATCCATATCGCCGCCCAAAATCTGCTGCGCGACTTCAGGGGCGCCTATAGAAGTGGCGTATTCAGCAATAAGGCGGGCTGTGTCTGGCACCCTGCCGGCAGCAACGGATTTATACGCCGCAGCCATAGCAAAAGAGCGGTGGATTGACGTTTGAATGTTTGCCTGATTGCCCAGTGTCGCTTTAGCCAAAGCGGCATCTTGCTCAATCTGCTGGGCCTGTGCCGGCGAAGGTTGTTGCTGAACGGCTCCCGGCGGCAAATTCACTTGGGGAAGGCCGCCGCCAGCAGGAGCTTGGGGGATGGCCGTTTTGATTGTGCCAAACGATGGATCTACTTCCGCTTTAGTACGAGTAGGCGGCTGTTCTTCCGGCGTGACGGGAGTAGCTTCAACAGGGGCTGTCGCGCTGCCCGCGGCCGGTCTGCCGCCTGCCGCTGGCGCCGCGCCGGGAGCGCCGCCGGGAGCGCCCGCAGGGGCTCCTCCAGCGCCAGGCGGTATCCGAACAACACTGCCGTCAGGCATAATTCTGGTGCCGGTCTCAATCTCAACCCCGGCCCGTGCCCGGAGTTCTGGCGCAATAAAGGGAAGTGCAGCACTGCGTTCTGCGGTAGTCCTGGAAGCGGCTTCTATGGCTACCTGACGTGCCTTGGCTTCAGCAAAACCAGGGATAGGTACGACTTGCCCATCTTTATAGACAACGCCGCGCTCCATGATGCCGTTCATGGAGTTGCTGATGGTCTCAGCCGCAGCGAATTCTCCTGAAGCCAAGGCCGCCTTATAGTTTTCCACAAGCCTGGGCATATTTTGATTAAGGGGGACGCCCTGCCAGAACGGACTATTGCCGGCAGGCATTGCGCTAGCCGCGGCTGCTGCGGGCGAAATTGCGGGCGGCATTGCCGGCGCAACGGGCGCAGCGCCAGGCGCGGCGGGAGAGGCCGGGGCAGTAGCTGGCTGGGCTCCGCCCAAGCCTGGAGCGGCACCGCCGCCAACGGCAGGGCCTCCAGCCAGGCCGGGAGCGGCTGCTGTGGGTGACGGCATCTCTGCAGGCATTGACCCGCCAAGGCTTGGGGCAGCGCCTCCAGCCGGGACAAGGCCGCCTGCAGTCGGGATTTCAGGTACAGTCGTAGATCCGCCACCAATAGTGGGGAAGCCCCCTAGCGACTTCTGGAATGCGTCAGCAAAATCTTGGCCACCCAAGATATCATTATAAGTTGTTTGAGGCGCGCCAGTAGCCATTGACTCGCCCAGCCTTATTTTCCTGAGCATTGAGGTCAGTTCAGCACCGGCTTTCAGGCGTTGCAGAGCAACTTGTTGAGCCGTCAGGCCAAGCCTGCCCTGCTCAAGGCCGAACTGGCGCATCTGCTGGGCGGACTGAGCGCCCGCACCCAAACCGGCGGCAAGGGCTACGCCAAGTTCTCGCGTCGGGGCCGTGCCCATAGCCGCAATGCCTGAAACCAGCGGGATCAGGTTGTCAGCCTTTGATAGCTTATCAAGCGCACCCGGCACCGCCTCTACACCCCGGCGGATGAAGCCTGGCGTGGCGTTGGCAATGCGGTCAAAGAGCCCAGGATCTCTGGCCTTATCAACTGCATCTTGAAGCTGTTGGTCTGTAATTGGAGTTCCACCAACATCATAACCGCGCCGACCAGCCAAACCGCCCGAGGCAAAATGCCCCCGCTTGGCTGCATCCTTGGTCGCAGCGTCATAATCAACCGTCTTGTAGTCCCCCGCACTGCCAACAGCATCAGGGTGATGGCGCTCGACCTCCTGCGCCAACAGCCCGATCTGGGTGCGGGGATCGCCCTTATAGCGATACGAATAGACCGACTGCCCATCAAAGGTCTTGCCGATGTGCCGGATGTCTTCTTTGAGGCGTTTGTCTGAAAGAAACGCCAAGAAAGGCAAGGCCGAAGCGATTGAAGACCCAATCCCGGCAAGCCCGCCAGCGGCGCCGGCGGCCCCAGCAGCGCCAGCGGCAGCAGTCCCTGCACCGGCTGCGCCTGCAGCGGCACTGCCAAGGCCAGCGGCAGCACTGCCTGCACTGCCAAGGCCAGCAGCCGCTCCCCCTGCCTCGCCAAGGGCGCCAGCGAGCTTTGCGGCCTCCAAGCCTTCCTTGGCTGGGCCAAATAGCGAACCGATGTCTTGGCCCATATTGATTAGACCAGAGGTCGTGCCGGCTATCTGACCAAGGCCGCCATCGCCACCGCCACTGGTAGGGGCCGACTGAGATGCGGGGGCTGAAGACTTAGCTCTGTTGGCGTCAGCCTCAGTATCTTTGACAACATCAGACAGAACAGATCCTTGAGACTGCCCGTAAGGCAAAGATCCGCCCAAGTCGTAATTGGGACGAACAAGGCCGCCGGAAGCTCTTTTGCCCGGGGTTGACGCCATAAGAGGATCTGTAAAGGTAGAATAATACTGGTCCCTGCCCCAGTCGTAAATGTCGCCGGCAGTGTTGTATATGTCTTTGCCACCCTTGTAGGTCGAAGTGACTTGGGTGCCGGTGTCCAAGGCCTGCTGGAACGGAGACTTCTGTTGCTGCGGCGGTTCAGCGGAGCGCGAATGAAATACGTTGGCTAGATCCCCGATATTCTGCTCAGGGGTGGCAACGCCGTAAGCCCCTGTACCCGGCTGATGGCCGTACATGCCAGCCGTCTGATACGGGAACATGGCCTTCTGTGCGGCAAGGATTTGGTAGATATCGCCGCCAATAGGCATCCCGCCGTCCGCAAACCCTTCGCCAGCATTGCCATAGCCAACGCCGCCGCCTTGGGAGGCGACCAAGCCGCCACGATAGAAGTGCCCTCGATCCGCCGCCTTCTCAGTGGCGCGGTCATAGTCCACGGTCTTGTAGCCGCCAGCGAGGCCAACAGCCTTGGGGTGATGCCGCTCGACCTCTTGGGCCAGAAGGCCGATCTGGGTCCGGTTGTCGCCCTTGTAACGGTAAGAATAGATGTCCTGGCCGTCAAACGTCTTGCCAACGGGCTTGATGTCTTCCTTGAGCCGCTCGTCTGAGAAAAAGCCCCCGGGCTGCGTGGTCGTGGTCGTGGACCCGGACAATGCGCCTGTGCCCATGGCGATGTTTGCCAAGAACTGGGCCACCTGGAAGGGATAACCTTGTTCCTGAAGGAACTGGTTGTACTGGGCGGACAAGTCAGCCTGCTCAGTCTGCTGTTGCAGCGTACCGGCGCCGATTTGGGCTTGCGCGCCCTGCAGGGCAGAAGATTGGGCCTGCGCGCCGAGGCCGCCTATGCCCTGCCCTGCCGCAAGTTTGCGGGCAAGATCAGCCGCCTGCGCCTGATATGCCAGCCCCTGCTGCTGCTGGGCCGTGCCCACAGCCTGCGTGTAGCCTTGCTGGCGAAGCTGGGCGAGGATCTGCTGGTTTGAGAGGGCCTGCTGCCCGGCAAGGTTGGCCTGTGCAATCCCGGCGCGGTCGCCGCCAAACGCACCCTGAGAAATGGCATTCCCGGCCAGTTGCGTGGCCTGCTGGCGGTTCTGTTGTTCTTGGGTGCGCTGCGTGGCGTTAACCACATTCTCAGTGTAGGGGCTCAAGTAACGATCAATATCAAGCTGGCCAGGCGTGGCAGTGCCAGACCCAGCGCGCATAAGGCCACCAGCCTCATTGAAATAACTCTGACCGACATTTGCGGCATTGTTAATGCCCTCAATGCCCGCCAGTTGTTGAGGGTTCATACCCGCAACAAATTGCCCCGTATAACGCTGGAACGGCTGCGCGGCGACTTCTTCGGCACGTTTGTTGACTTGGTTATAACGCCGCAGGACATCTTTCGGTATCTTGACCGATGAAGATGAAGTTCCGCCTTTGCCGCCGCCGCCCATGTTTTAGCCTTTCAAGTGACAGGCAAGAGCTTGCCCGCTTCTTGCGTTTGCTCCAAGGATGGCTCATGCCATTTCCCTGTCTCGGCCCCATAAAGCCAGAAGGCCCCTGCGGGTTCGCCAAATTGCCTCTGGTACATCTTGACCTTGGCCTGGGTGCGGAGGTTGGACAGAACGCCAATCACCAGAGGCAGGCCAAGCGTGTCGGCAACTTGTTTACTGAATTCGCAAAGACGGCGCGCTCTGCCGCCCTTCGCACTTCTGTACTCAGGATGGATGAAAATGCCCTTTTCTTCAATTACCTCTTGAGGGGCGTACCACAGATTGCCAATCCTCAGAAGAACGGCACCTTCAACCAGTCCGCCAGGCTCTCCTACAATCCCGATAATGCCCTGGTGTTGGTTCAGGGCAGACCAGATATGCTCCAGAATCATTGTTGGCTCTGGAACCAAGAACCCATTTTCTTCACATGCCTGCATCGCCAATGACATGCACTGATCAACATCGTCAGGCGTGCCCACTCGCACTTTCAATTCCATATCAAATCTCCTGGTTTGCTCCCTAGTCCTTCTTTGGACCAGGCAGCTTCTTCAATGTCTTGACGGTCTTTGACCGCTGCTGCTTGACGAACTCATCCAGTATCTTGTGCCCGTCATCTAGGCTTCCGCTGCCTAGGGCGGAAACATCTTCAGGTGATATCACATATTCGCCACCGGCTGCGACGATTGGGACGGTGTCTGTAGGGCCGCCCTCCGCTTTACCGGGCGATGGCACGCCGTAGGGAAGGCCGCCGCCGCCGTAAGGCATCCCGGCCCCCAGCTTCTTCTGGCCGTAAGCCCCGGCAGAGAAGATGGACTTTGCCACCTTGAAACCCGCCATCGTGTTGCCCTCGCCCATTGAACTAATGATGTCGGCAGGAATGACGTAGGCCCCAGACGGGACATGGATCGGAAGATGGTCAGTGCGACCGGCCACCGTGCTGTGGATCGGGCCAACGTGGACCTTGGTCTTGGTGCCGCCCATACGGGGCATTCCGCCCTTGGCATACTCTAGCATCCCGCCGCCCGCCTTGGCGGTACGCTCGGATGCCTTGAAAGCATCGGCTGTAGGCGCGCCTTCAGACCCGGGCTTCCGCATCTTCTCTTTCGACCCGCGGGCAATGCGCTCCTGCTTGGCGTGGATGTTGGCATAGAGGCCTCCACCACGGGCCTTCCCGGTGCGGTGCTTTAGGACAAGGATGGGGTGCTGCTCTGAGGGAATTGCCTTCTTTGCCCGTTCTTCGTTGCCCTGCCACCATTGATCAACTTGGTCTTTGACAAATCCCTTGGTGGGCAATTTGACCACGGGCTTGTTCTCGGCGTAGTTCAAGACATCCTCGACGCTCCATCGCCGCCCGTCTTCATCACCAAACGTGCTGGCCGAGAAGAAGTCCCCCTTTTTGCGGTTGACTTCAGCCATCTTGTCCAAGGCGGCGGCGCGCTCTGGAGACAGTTGCAGGTGGTCAATGTCATTGCTGCTGATGACCCGGGCCGGAATAGATGGGAGCCCATTCATCAGGGCATTCTTACTGCGGTTGAGGCCGTCGATGATGCTGTGGGTGTCAGAGTTCATATCAGAGAGGCTGCCGCCATCTCCCTTGGCGACCCGGCGCGCCACGTCCAGCGCAGCCGCCACCGCCTGATCTTGCGGGTGACCAGAGCGAACCATCTCAGAGACGTTCCGGCTGATCGTCTTCTGGCTGCGGCCTTTGGATAGGGGCATGTCTGGCCTCACGGGGTCGGAGTGTACGCAATGGCGCAGTTCATGCTGGCGTCGGTCTTAATAACGAGGCCCTTAGAATAGGCCAAATTGACTGCGTAATAGGACAGCCAGCCAGTGGTGTTTGCCGGGAGGCAGGCAAAGATCAAGTTGGTCGCGGCGACCGCGCCGGTTGTGGCGCTGTCATAGACAAACACTTGACCGCTGCCGCTGTGCGCCGGGATAGAAACAGCAAACAGCCGACCAGTCCCCGCAACAATAAGCTGGGTTGTACTGGCGGCAACCGTCGTTGATGTCGTAGACGGGCCTGAATTGAGAGATATCTGATCAAGATTATCCGCAATCCGCTTAAAGAAGACGGCGAGGTTGTTGATGGCAATGACGCCATTCTTCTGGACGGTGAGGATATCCCCGCCGCCAGAAACCATGTTTTGATTGCCACCTTCGGCCATTTTCTACTCCTAGAACCGGCCATCAGGCTGGAGACGGTAGCGAATATTGCCCAGACGCCAGAACGAGCCCAAGTCGCTGCTCGACACCGCGATTGAGACAAGGCGGCCACGCATCCTGGGCGTGACGTAGGTAGTGGATTGGGTCACCGGGAACGGCCCGTACTGCGTTGGGGTCTGCCCGGCAAAATCAGTGGCGAAAAAAGTGATGCTTACTGTCGCGTCTTGCGACCCGCCGTAATAGCCCCACCGCATGTCAGGCCAGATTTGGTCCACAAAGGTTTTCTGATCCGCCTCGTCTAGGGCAAAATACCCTGTTTGGAAGCTCGACAACATCGGCTCGCCATCAGCGTCAGGGGAGGTTTCGTGCTGGTAGATTGTCCCGCCAGAGGCCCCGATGGGCGGCCCAAGGACCGATTGGTTGATCCAAGCTGTACGGTGAAGGTTCCCAAAGTCCCAGGTGTTTAGGCCGATGTTGTACTTGGCGTACTTGACCGGATGAACCGGATCGGTCGTGGGGTAGAACCAGCCGACCTCATTGAAACGGCTATTTGGGGCCACCCTGATCTCACGAAGCTTGGTGGTGTCCAGATCTTGGAAAATCACGTCCCAGATTGGGCAGAGGATTGGCTCAACCCCGCCCCCGGCATACCGGAAGAACTGGCTTTGGCTCATCCAATAGGCCACGCCGCTCATGACGGTGACCGCCTTGGGCGCAATCAAGCCGCAGCCGACGCCGACCTCGTTAAAGCCGTACACCAAGGGGGGGCCAACGTATTGCATGGCCCAGAGCGCCAAGTCAGTCCAGAACAGGCCCTGCTGCTGGGCCTGCACCGCACCGACAATCTCAGACCCTCGGGGAATTTCATAACTGCCCGCCTGATTGACGGTCGTGCCTATCCAAGCGGTCAGATCGTTTGCGTCTGAATAACGGATCAGGAGAGGGTCTTGGATGCCGCTGAAGGTTGTCCCCCAAGCCACAATTTGCCTCTGGGGCATTGCCACGAAAGCCCCGGCGTTAGCTGCCGGCGCGGTCGGTATGATCGTGGCAATGGAAGAGCCAGAGGTGGGGTCGTAGATGTAGATCGGCCCACCATACGGCACAGCGACCAGCAGGCTGCCGTAATTGTCGAGCGTCCAGTCAGTGGCAGTGATCGCCGTTCCAGTGTTGCCAGGCGAGAGCGCGGAGGACGTGCCATATGGGCCATCGCCGTAATTGCCCTGGCCGTAAGTTCCGCCGACCGTTGTTATAGGGCCGAGGCCGACAAAATACTGGAACTGAACCAGCCCGCCGTTCTGATAGACGGACGCAGTGGATGTCGCCGGGGATGGGGCCTGGAGCGTGAACTCATACACTGATGGCACTGACGTGACGATGTAGTTGCCCACCGGCATGGTCAGGCCGCCGACCGTCACGGCAACCAGGATTGGGTATTCCCGGCCCACCGTAAGGCCGTGATTGGACAGAGTAAGGGTGACGGAGGATGACCCTGATGCTGTGGTGAATAGTGGAACCGCTCCAAAATTGGAGACGGTGCCGAAAACGGTTACCGCGGCTGTTGTGGCGTTGGCATATTTGACCGATGTCGTGGTCGTAGGCGAAGTAACGATGTAGGTGCCATTGTAACCAGAAGGCGTCACGCCCGCGACGGTAATAGTGCTGCCGACCTCAAAAGTGTACGGGCCGGCAAAATTCATCGTCGCGGTCGTGCCACTACCGCTGCCGGATGTGATTGTCTCGGATGCGGTTGTCCATAGAGCAAGTTCAGGATTTCCCAGTGTATCTCGAGCCTGAATGATGTAATCCGTAGCACTTACCGCTTGACACTGGTACGCGCCAAACAAAATAAGCCCGCCAACACTTACTGGAGTTTGAATATATACAGAAGTGTAGCTGCTAATAGAGTTGGCATTAAAGAAAGTTCCGCCGCTAGCTGCGGCAGTTGTAGAATTACGGTAACTAACTGATGTGGTGGTTGAGGCGGTTACTGTATATGTGCCGTTGTAGCCAGCAACAGACACCCCAGAAACAGTAATTACAGTGCCAACCGAATATGTAAATGGCCCAGTAAAGCCCAGAGTTACGGTGGCTCCATTTCCGCTAACTGAAGTTATGGACTGGGTGACGCTGTCAGTAATCGTGACAAAAGAACTTCCAGCCGTAGTCTCAAAACGAACAGTTGAGCTATCCGTAAAGGTCTGCGGGGTGATGGCGTTGAGAACATCGCCATAAGCGGAGACGGCGCTTCCTGTCGTGGTCGCCGCCCCGGTAATGGGGCTTAGGTAGCTGACCGTAGTGGACGTTGATGCTAGCACGGCATAATTGCCGTTGTAGCTGGTCGGGACCAGGCCGGTCACGACAATGTTTGTTCCGACCGGGAAGGTGTATGGACCGGCAAATGTGAGGGTCACCACGTTGGTATCTGAACTTACCGTCCCGCCAGTGGCTGCTGCTGTTGTGGTATTTGCATAGCTTACGGACGTGGTAGTGGATGCCGTTACAACATAAGTTCCATCATATCCAGCAACAGATGTGCCAGAAACAGTAATGTTTGTTCCAACAGGGAATGTATACGACCCAGAAAACCCCAAAGTAACAGTAGTTCCATTGCCGCTGATTGACGTAATGGACTTAGAAATAGTATAGGCAACGTCAGTAATTGCTTGGGACGTAAGTAGAGCGCCAGGCTGAATTGTGTTGAGAGACGTTTCCGCCCCTACCGCCAGATAGTTAGTCCCGTTTAAGTCAGCCCAGGCCCACATATTGCGGATGGTTGAACTGATTGCGCTGGCAAAGAACTTGGTCCAGCCGCCCAGCTTCTGAGGCAAGCCAAGGCCGCTTCGGTCCGGGATGAAACGAATAAGCTGGCTCTGCGAGATTGCCGCTTCATTGAGGGCGGGCGTCTTGTTCTGATCAACCCCGGGAATGACCTTGAGGCTTGCGTGGGGCATGGTTTATCCCCTGGTCGGAGTTGCGACGGGCGACGGCGACATTGAGGTCCAGCCAGAAGACTGAAACTTCTTGCGGGCCTCCTCAACCATCGCGCCCTGCATCAGGGTCTTGTATTGGCTCTCGTAAGAGACGGCCATCTGAGGATCGTCATTCGCTCGACCAAAATTTCGCTGGTAGCCTGAGATATAGACCATTGAAGCCATGATCAGGAGATCGGGCAGATACAAGCTGATGAACGTGGTTTGCGTTGCCGGATCAGCCGAGAGAGATGCTGGCCGATACGTCCCAACCACCTCAACAGAGTAAGCCTGATCAGGCCATGGACCCACCAAGATGGTGCTCTGGTTAAACAGAGCAAAGTAGGCGGGAACCCCAGCAGATGCGGAGCTAGGGTACACGTTGTCGATGAATTCTTTAGTTGCGGGCAGGAGCGTCACCCTGGTGCCGCTGTTTGCTATGTCAACGTTTGCCGGCGTGATTACGTTGATCTGCTGCAGCGCCACAAAATCGTTTGCTGGGATCGCAAGGCTGCGCGAACCAATGCTGAAATTGTACCCTGTCAACGCCTGGGTGGTCGAGAGGAAGTCGAGGTCGCGGTAGATCCTGTTCTCTGCATAGGTCAGCATCTGGGGCAGGATCGTCAGGAACGCTGAGTCAGTCGGAGAAACCACCGCCAGAGTAGAGATCTGGTTGACGTAATCATTATAAGTCAATCCGGTGGTCATTGCGGCTCCTTAATCTGCCATCAGCAGAGCATCAGCCTGAACTTCAGCAACCCGCTTGGCCCAGCCTCGACCAAAGGTAGGCCATGTAGGGAGGCGCTGCATGAACGTCAGGCGAATATCGCAGATCTTCTTGATTAAGTCTTGGGTGTTCTTGCCGTTTGTCGCCGCAAGGGTGTTTGGTCCGATGATGCCATCATCAATTAGGCCAAGAGCCTGCTGCAGAATGCGCCCGGCCCGAGACACGCCAGAATTAACGGCGATGTCAAAGACGGCATAGTCCACGCCTGACGGCAGGGCGTCCCCCTTAACCTTGTCCCAATAGCTCTTCTTGTAGAGCGGCGCGACCATATGCGGTTTAAGGGCGCGCATATCAGCCTCCTCAACGGAGTGGCCGACGTGCATCTCCCAAGTCTGTCGCGTGACGCCCAGATTGGTCATGCCGCCTGGGTCAGACTTGTGGTTCACGAAGCCGCCTTCGTGAGACAAAAGCATCGCCAAGCAGAGGTCAAAATTGCCCTTCATTTGCGTGCAACCCCGGCCACTTTTTCCGCTGTTCGCATGGCCCCCAAGCCCAACAAGCCCATGAGGACGGTTGATAATGTGTCCATGTCAAATGGAATGGTGATGGGGTCATGACCGAATAACTGGGCCAGCCAATTAAGCAAAGGCAGCAGGATGAAGTGTGCGGCAAACGCCACGCCACATGCCCAGCCGACAAAAGGCCGCCAGCCGCTGACAAAAGGGTTTGTCGAGGCCGCCTCAATCTTGTTGATGTCGATCTGCTGCTGGGCTTGAGCCAAGGCCGCATCCATCTGCGTCTTGATTAGCATGGCTTCAGCAGATGCTTGATCCTTGGGATCAGGCCAAATCTTGGTAATCAACGTGTTGGCGAGGCCAGCAATAGAAGAGATTGGGTCCATTACTTGTCCACCTTCCGATGTTCAAGGGCGTCTATCTTATCAAAGATCTTGGCACAGATTTCTTTGATCTCGCGGAGGCCATCTGAGAACTCTTCCCGGCGTACATACTTGGCCGGGAGTTCTTTTTCTAAGGTGTGGAGATCGCGGCGCAGTTCAGCCACCGCGTCCCACAACTGCCTGCCCAGCCACCCAAGCAGCGCAAGGGCACCTCCAGCCGCAATGTTGATTAGAGACTGGAGGTCCATGCGCTTATTCCTCGGCGCTGGCGGGAACCAGGGCGGCCTCACCCTGCGACTTGATCGCAGCAATGATCTCAGCGACCTGGACGTAGGGGCCGTTGCCAAGGGCCGCAAGGACGGCATTCCACTGGCTGGCCTTGAGGCTGATATTAATGACCTTATCTTCCATTTTTGTTCTCCTAAGCGGCACCGCGCCGCGCGTGAATATTGCCCGATTAGGCGTAGGCGCGCACCAGCAAACTCCACTTATTCTCATTTAATCCGGCCAGGGCCTTGGTTGATTTGTTCACAATCACCAGTGGGCCAGCGCCGTTCACAACCCTGATAATGATTTGGGTGGATGAGATCTGGGTTGAGTAGCCGTAGTTGTTGCTGCTGAAGGTCTGGCCGTTGTTAAGCGGGATCATGATCTGATCGTTCTGCGCGTAGCCCGCATCTCCACCAGCATCAGTGCATGTCAGGGTGAACGTCACAATTTCAGGTAGGACGGCCATGCCATGGCTTAGGGTGATGGTTTGATTGACCGTCATATTGATGGTGCCGGTTGAAGCATAGCCACGGTTAATAGGCTGAAGGCTGCCGTTCACATAATAGCCTGTTGCGTTGACGGTGCCGACGCCCTGAGAGCCGCCTGACGCCCCACCAATCAAAAGCCCTCGGTCGCTTGCTACGGTCAGGGCCGTATTCCATGAAACGCCGCTGCGTTGTTGAAGGAAAAATCCTCCATCCGTAGTGTCTACGGCAGCTTGGAAGCGATATCCAAAAGTTGAGCCGCTATTATCAAGCGTGATTATGGGCGTTGCTTTTGTGAATGTGATGTTTCCCAAGCTGGTCAGGGCGCTGCCAAGCGTTGGAGTGCCGAGGAGCGAATAGGTGCCCGTCACGTTACCGGCCAGAGCAACGTCTTGAAGCGTCTTGTTGGTCAGCGTTTGGACACCAGACGCCGTAACAATGGTAAGCGGGAAATATAGACTGCCGCCTACATCAGTTGCCGTGGTCCCCGTGGCAAAAGACGCAGATCCGGCGGAAGATGACGTTACTGTATGATTGCCATTGAAATTTGTGGTCCCGCTGATCGTGATGAGGGTTCCCACGATGATAGAGGCAGCGGGAGAGAAAGTGACCGTGGCAACGCCGGAACTGGCGCTACCGACAACCGTGCTGATCGTGTAGGTCTGGGAGTTCGTAATGTTGGCCGTGGCCGGAAGCGTCACTGTCCCCGTGACATTAAGCGCGCCGGCAACCGCCAGGGTCTTGCCAGAACCGATGTTCAAGCCGACAGACGTGCCGGTCCCCGCCGTGGCGAAGACAGCATCAATGATATCAAGATTGTCGTTGAGCGTGCCGCCCCATGCGTTTGTGGAGCCACCCACGGTGGGCAGGGTCATCGCAAGATTGGTGGTTGCCATGGTTGGCTCCTAGAACAGCATGAAGAAGTTACTGGTTGCCGGGGTGTAAGTGATGATGATTACGCCCTGAGCGCCAGCGCCACCGCTTGTGCCGGTGCCGCCAGTGGACCCGCCGCCACCGCCGTACAAACCGCCCGCAGCGCCGCTACCAAAAGTTCCGCCTAAGCTAGTGTTTGCGCCGCCGCCACCGCCACCGCCGCCACCAGAACCAGCGGTGCCGCCTGCGGTGATTGTGTATTCAGTGCCAGCGCCGCCGGGGCCGCCAGTCCCCGCAGCACCTCCAACAGCGCCGCCGCCGCCGCCACCGCCCGCACCGTTTGCTCCAGTACCGCCAGTGCCTCCAAATGCAGTGCCGCCAGTACCGCCAGCGCCGCCTGAATAGCTAAGGCCACCAGCGCCACCCGCTCCACCGCCGCTAGTGCCAATGTTGCCCGCGCCACCAGTACCGGCACCGCCGCCGCCGCCGCTTTGTGTGGCGTTTGCTGGGGCGCCGCCAGTGGACCCGTTGCCAGTATCATCCGCCGCTGAACCGCCACCCGGGCCGCCATTGAAAGATTGGGTTACGCCAGCGCCGCCAGTACCGCCGGAATACTTTGTGCTTCCTACGCCGGAAGCAGAAGATCCACCAGCGCCGCCAGTTGTTGATGTCGCGCCGACACCGCCCTTTGCAAGAGCGCCGTCAGTAGCAAGGGTCGGGGCTGAATTGGCGGTCTTGTTAAGCCAAGTGTCGCCGCCAGTGCCGCCGTTAGTGCTTCCTGATACGCCACCAGCGCCACCAGCGCCGATTGACAGGTATACCGTGGCTCCCGCAGTGATGCCAATGGCGGAAACTGATGAGTACGCTCCACCACCGCC